CACGATGCACGTCACGCGGGGGCGGGATGATCCATGCGCTCGGCAGCTTCACCGGCTCCTTCGGCGCGATGCTCGGCGCCGGGCGCCAGCTGAGCGCGAGGTAGCGGAAGCTGTCGGCCGGATGCGAGGTCCAGTCGTGGACGGCGTTGGCGCGGAACGCCTTCTTCTCGTCGTCCCACTCGCGCCGGTACTGCTCCAGCGCCTCGATGCCGGTCGCCTCGCAGCGCGGATGAAACACGCACAGCGGCAGCGTCCTGCGCACCGCGTTGCGGCCGTCCTCGATGCTCGCGTTCGGCACAAGGATCGGGTGCAGCCCGAGACTGATCATCGTCTCGACGCGCGTGCGACCGGTGCCAAGCTCCTTCACCTTGGCGTCGTGCGGCACATGGTCGTTGCCATGCTGCCAGCCACGCTCGCGATAGCGCCGCGCGATCTCGTCGCGGTAGTGCTCCAGACTGACGCCGCTCGTGGCGTAGTGGTCGAGGATGAAAATCTGCGCGCCCACCACCTGAAAAAACCAGATGCTGGTGTCGTCGGTCATGCCCAAGTCCCACGCGCGGTGGACCGGCTCGCCGGGGATCGCGTCGATGTCGAGGATGCGCTCCTCAGCGCGCACGCGCGCCATCTCGAACGCGTAGAAGGCGCCGAGGATCGCCGCGCTCCAATCGCACATGTACTCCTGCTGGAATTGCGCGGTGCCGACGTCCTCGCCGTAGAGCGCCTGGTACTCGGCAAGCGCCTCGTCCAGCTGCTCCTGCGTGAGCGCGTGCGTGTCGAGCGCGGTCTGAAGCTCGGAGAACCAGTTCGGGTTGCCCTGCGCATGCTTGAACATCGCGTGCGCGTGGTTGCGACCGCGCGGCGTCGTGATGAAAGCCGCCCAGCCGTTGTTCTCCTCCAACATCGGCCGGTGGTAGGCCCACGCGCTCGGGTTCGCGAGCGCCCACTCGCTGTAGGTGATGCCCGCAACACCCGCGCCCACCGTCGCGTCGTAGCGGTCGGACCCGATGATCTGCCACGTCGAGCCGTTCAGAAAGCGAATGAACATCTCGTTGTCGTTGGTCGTCTCGCGCATGTGCGGCGGAAACGCCTCGTCGATGCGACGCTTGCCGGTGTGCGCGTTAATCGCCGTCCAGATCGCCTTGCGACCCTGCAAAAACTCGGGGAGGCAATGCCAGTAATTCCCGGCCCTTTTAAAGGCCGCGCAGCTGGCGTGGTGCAGACAAATCTCGTCCTTGCCCGCACGCCGATGCCACACCGCCATCGCGCGCTTCCCGCCGTCCTGCAGGTGCGTCCACAGCCGCATCTGGTGCGCGCGCGGGAGCCAGCCGTTGTGAGGGAGCGTGATCTCCATCAGCGCAGGCCTCGCGAAGAAGTCAGAGCCTCGTCGATTACCTCCTGCCCTAAAGCATTCTTTTTCCGGACATGTGCCCCGGAGGGTGACCGGGGGTCCTGCCGGGCTACGCCGGGCCGTGCCTGCCCAGCGCGGGGCGCTGGTGCGTGCGCGCGGGGTCGCGCGCTGTCAGGTGCCGAACCCACCCGACCGGCGCACCAGCGCCCAAGTGTGTGGCAAGCGGCCCAGCCCCACAGCGTAGTGCCGAGGTAGTGCCAGCCTTGGGCCACGATGCGGGAAGTCGCTGCAGCGCAGGCGCTTCCTCGCGCCGTCGCGCTTTCCAGCAGAATGAGTGGGGCTACATGCTGCGTCATGCGCCCTCATCCGGCTTCTTTGTCTGCTTGCGTTGGTCGAGCACGCGCGGCGTCGCCTTGCCGTCGAGCGCACGCGGCTCGACAGCGGTCTCGACGATGTGCCTGATCAGGATCGTGATCGCGCCTTCGCCGTCCTCGCCAGTGTGCGTTTGCGGCGCCTTGCCCCAGCCGCGATCCAAAAGATGCACAGCCGCTGAAACGCGCGCAGCTTCGTTCGCTCCGCTGGCTGCGATGCCCGCAAGCGTCTTCAGCGCCATCTCGGTGTGGGCGCGCGCCAGCGATCTCAAATCGGTTGGTGCGTAGGGCATTTCGCTCAGGGGTCGGCCGAGCGAGGGGTTCCGTTAAAATGCGCGCAGTTTTACGAGGTGGCAAGCGGTAATCATCGGCTGTGGTGACGGGTGACGCCTGTGACGCCCTTCTCTTATGTACCCTTACATTTAGGTATTCATGGTGAGAGATAAGAAACAGCCGTCACAGGCGTCACGGCGTCACCATGCATGGTGACGGGTGTGACGCCTACCGGTGTGACATTCCTGCCGGCGTGGTGACGGTGGTGACGGCTGGTGACGCCTCTACACAAACTCCCACCAGCGCGAGCGTCCTGTGCGCTTCGCGGCCCAGCCGCAGTCGCGCAGCACGTTGGCGATGCGGACGCTGTGCTCCGCGCGCATTTGCCCTGCCGGGATCGAGAGGCAGTCGCGTGCGATCTCGCCGACCGTGACGCGGTGGCGGCCCGCGATCCACTCTTGGATGCGGTCCTCCCAGATGTCGCCTGCGTAGCGCGCGGCCTGTTCGGGTTTGATCAGTTCGCGCTCGAACTGCTGGTCGGGCCACCATGAGCCGTGATTGTTGTAGTTCTCCACAGCTTCGGCGAACAGCTGGTCGCGATTTTCGGCGAGTAGGTCGAGCGAGATGCGTCCGGTGATGCCGGTCTTCACCGGCCAGAAGCGGCGACCGCCGGTCGCGTCGCGCAGGTACTGATCCTCGTTGGTCGTGCCTGCAAACACGCACTGGCGTTTCTCATGCACCTCGAACCGGCCGTACGATGGGCGATAGCGCTCGACGGTGCGCGAGATGAAGCTCTTGAGCAGCGCGGCCTCGGCGCGGCTCATCGCGTGCATCTCGGCGACCTCGACCAGCCATTTGCCGCGCAAGTGCTGGCTGGCCTCGCGACCGCTCGTGATGTCGGGCAGGTTGTCCGAGAACCACGGTCCACCGAGCACGCGACACGCGCTGCTCTTGAGGATGCCCTGCGGCCCCTCGAACACCGGCATGTGGTCAGCTTGGCAGCCGGGCGAGACGACGCGCGCCACCATCGAGGTCAGGAACATGCGTCCGATGTGCCCGGTGTAGGCGTTCAACTCGGCACCGAGGTAGGTCGTGAGCCACACGCCGAGGCGCTCGACGCCGTCCCAGCTGAGCGACGTCAGATAGTCGATCACCGGGTGGAAGCAGTGCTCGTGCGCCACCACGTTCATGGCGCTGCGCGCAGCCTCGTTGCTCAGCAGCGGCATGCCGTTCTGCTGCAGCCACTCGACCAGATGGACGACGTCGCCATCGGTCGCCATGCGGTCGCGGCCGTCCTCGCTGCCGCCGATCTCGCGGCGGATCACCGTCGCCTGCGCCATCTCGTCGAAGCCATAGCAGTCGCGCAGATCGGGATCGCACCGCACCGCCATCAGCGCGTTCGCGACGTTGGCGATCAGCTTGCCCTTCGGCGTCAGCGTGCAGCGCGACTTCCACTGCGCGCGCACCACGTCGTTGAACGAGACAACATCCGTCATGGCTTCACCACCGATGTTGCGCGATGCTTGTACGGCTCAGCCTCGGTCACCGGCAGCAGCGGACGCGGCGTCGGGCCACGCATCTTGCCCGGCGCACGCGGCAGCTTGCTGTAGTCCATGATCGGCGGCGCGTGACGGCGCAGGCAGCCGCGCTTGTGATCCTCGCCCTTGCCGCAGCCACACTCGGGACAGACCAGCCACGCCGTCATGGCACCACCTCGCCGAACGGCGCGGCGAGAACCTCGCGCAGCGTCTCGCGCAGCAGTTCGCGATCCTTGTAGACGATCAGCGTCGAACGCTTGTCGGTCTTCACCACCGGATCGAAGTAGGCGAGCGCGATCAGATGCGCCGCGCTGCGCGCGCGCTGCACATGCTTGCGCGCGAACGAATACATCGCCTCGGGATCAGCCTTGTGCTCGCGCTTGCGGTCGCGCAGCTTCAGGTCAGCCACCGCCGCCTGGAGAATGCTGGACGCCTTCAGCCGCGACAGCAGCGTGCCGTGCTCGATCAACATCGTCGACATCACTCACCCCCATTGCGCTCTGCGGCTGCTACCGTCTCGAACGCGTTCTGAATTTCCTCCGGGTCGAAACCTGCCTGCCGCGCGATCTCGTCGCGCAGGCCCGCGAGCACAGGCTGCAGTCGCGTCCGCGCCTCGCACGCGAGCGGCAACAGCAGCAGCTGCCGATACGCGCTGACCATGATCTCAACTTCACGCGGCATCGCTCACTCCGTAGGCGCTGATGAAAGCTGCCGCGACTTGCGGCGTGATCGCGTTGCCGTAGGCGCGCAGTCGAGGTGCGCGCGCCGATAGCCCATGAGCCAGCGGGAATGATCCGGGTTCAATTGGGCGCGCGAACCCGTCCGAGCAGGCGATCCACTCGGCGTCAGCCCAAAATGCGCCACCTGATTGGCCAGCTGATCGTCGGCTCGACCGTGCCGCATCCGGCGCGAGTGCAAGTTCGAACCCTTCATGTCGCGCGCTGACGGCGTCGCCCACGTCGCCAGCCGCGCCGCATCCGTCAGCGTCGTGCCCGAGTGGCGACCGCTCGCCTTCGTCCAGTTCGAGCGGACGCCGCTCGCGTCCGCGTCCTTGCCAGTCGGCGTCGGCCACGAACCAGATGCGATCCCGGATGTGCGGTGCGCCGACGCTACAAGCTGGAAGTACGGTCGCCCCGCAGGCGTACCCTTCCGCCTCCAAGTCAGCGAGAACAACGTCGAGCCAGCCCCAACCAACCGCCGCCGCAACCTGCTCTCCAAACACGACTGCAGGTCGGCACTGCGCGATGAGAGATAACCACGCAGGCCAAAGGTGACGCGCATCACGCCCGGCTTTGCGCTTGCCTGCTTGCGAGAACGGCTGACACGGGCAGGAGCCTGTCCAAACAGGTCGAGCGTCGCGCCATCCGGCGAGTCGGAGCGCGACGCTCCATCCGCCGACGCCTGCGAAGAAGTGACACTGCTCGTATCCGCGCACGTCGTCGGCGCGCACCTCGACGATGCTGCGCTCGTCAACGTCGCCTGCGGCGATGACGTCGGCAGCGATGAGGTTGCGCAGCCATTGCGCTGCATAGGGGTCGACCTCGTTGTAGTAAGCGCTCACGCCGCCTTCTCGCGATCCTCGCGCAGCAGTTCCTCCCGCAGGTTGGCGCCGTGCTGAATGTGCTTGCGCGCCACCTCGCCGAGTTCCTCCATGCCGATCCGCTCGCCCTCGCGACCGTCGACCAGTCCACAATTCATCTCGGTGAAGTCGACGTGGTGCTTGCCCGGCACGGTGATGACGACGCGGTATCCGTTCCATTCGAAAGCGCGCTCGCCACGGAAGTGCAGCTTCACCGCCTTGCCGGATGCGCGAACGTGCGGGCGCACGATGTGGAAGATGCGCTTGCGGTTGCCGTTCTCGTTCACCCGCAGGTCGCGGTCCTTGAAGAAGTACGGCGTGCGCTTGATGTTGACCGAGAACACCGCCGTCAGATCATCGCGGTTGACGCTGACGCGGATCATCGAGGCGTTCGCAAGCTCGAACAGCGTCGTCGCGTGCGCGAACAGGAACTGCGAGTGCATCTCGGGCGACATGTGATGCTGCGACGCCCATTCGGCCGCGAATTCGCCGCCCTTCACCCACACCGGCCGCTCGATCACACTGGAGCGACCGCGCAGCCGCCCATGCCTGTGATGGATGGCGACGCTCTCGGTCGTGCGCGTGCGCAGCAGCCGCATGCTGCCGTCCTTGCCGACCACCATCGCGAATTCGGCCGGGCCGCCCTTCCAGCCAGCTTGCCCCGGCTTGTCGAAATAGTTGGTGACGACATAGACCGCGCCGTCGTGGACCGGCTCGATCTTCCACGGGGCACGCCCGGCCTTGTACTTGCGAAAATAGAAGAAGCGCGGCCACACGCCCTCGTCCTTCGCTTCGGCCTCACGGCGCAGTGCGACGTCGCCATAAAACACCGCGCCAAAATCAGGCAGCGTCTGCGCGAACCAAGGCGAGACGCGCGTACGGTCGATGAAAGGCTCGTCGCCGTCGTCCACCAGCGGCCGAGGCACCAAGAGCGCACCCATGCGCGAGTAGAGCGCGAAGGCATCGGGGTCGCGGCGCAATCGCCTGATGCAGGTGAAGTAGTAGTCCAGCTGGTCGAGGATCGCCTCGCGGAAAAAGAACTCGCCGCTGTTGAGATCGAACTGCGGCTTCATCGACAGCGCGCGCTTCGGCGGCGGTGCAGCCTCGCTGCGGCTGTCGCTGACCGGCCGCCACCAGTGCATCACCCGGCGATAGATCGATTGCACCCGTTCAATCAGCGTCATGTCCCACCCCATCTTTTTTTTTACGCACTCACCCTGGCCCGAACGATGCCGAGATCGCGCAGCACCGCGACCGCCTCGTCGAGATTGTCAGTACACAGATAATCGAAGCCGCTGCGGATGACGTGCAGCGCGACGTTGGCCTGCTCGTCGCTCTGCGATCCGCCGCGCCGCTTGAGCTCGAGGAAGAAGCAGCGACGCTGCGGACCCACGAAGATGAAGTCGGGCCAGCCGGGCTTCACGCCCATGCGCTGAAGCCGCACCGCTGTCGCCTTGTTGCGGTGCTCGCCGAGCGGGATGTGCGTGAACATCCAGCCCGGCATGATCCAGCGCGTCACCAGATCGGCGAGCGCGCAGTGAAGCGCAAACTCCTTCGGCGGAGCCGGTCGCGCGCGTGCTCCTTTGAACAGCGCAAGCTGTCTGACTTCCATGTCGCGCCCTCAAGCCGCGACATCGGCGAGTTGGTTCTCGTCATGTTGATGCTGACTGGCGAAGTCCCACAGCCGCATGTCGGCGACGAAGCCGCTCTCGAACAGCACGTCGCGCATCACACGGTAGTAGCGCGCCGGGAAACGACCGGCCTTGCGCCAATTCCACACGCACGCGCGGCTCTTGCCGGTGAGCGCGCAAATCTTCCCCGGCCCGCCGAGCGCGCGATACGCGTCCTCGAACGAAGTCAGGCGACGAATGTCGGGAAACCCATCACCGATGATCGTGGTCATGGGTGCGGCAGTTGTGGAAGAAAAAGGGGCGCTGTCAATTCGACTACAAATGTCAAGGTCAATTGACATGGCAGTGGATAAACACTCCTCACAGACAGTTTACTTTGTCAACGGTGCAACGCGGTAACCTGCTGACGGACAGAATGTTTTGGTGTTCTACCTACCGGAATTGATACAAAGTGTCGCACACTGATTTTGTTGGGGACACTTCACATTTCGGCCACATGTGAAATTCTAATCCACGCCGATTTTACGGTGTTTACTGTGGTCTTCCGTGGGCGCGTTGGGCGCTGTCAAGGAGGTGAAGCAGGAACGGATCGGGGTCGAAAACCGAGAAAGCCCCCGATTTACAATGATCTGAACACGGGTCTACATTTTTTCACACGACGACCGCGCAGGACGCGCGGCTCCCAAAACCAACAAGATGCCGATCCCGGTGGGCGGGGGACGGCACACCACCAGAAGCCAGAACAGACCTGCATCACCCTGCGTCAACGGGACGCCTTGCTATGTCCGAATTGTCGCCACAGCGCGAGAACTTCACGACCGCGAGCCAAGCGCCGACCATCGTGCTGGGCACCGACGCCGAGCGCTACGCGCTGTGGCAGGAGCGCGTCGGCGAGATCGCGCCGCCAGACTTCACCGACAACCTGCCGGTCCAGCTGGGCAAGTTCTGCGAGCCTTTCATCATCGGCTGGGTCGAGCGCACGAGCCGCCACGCGATCACCGAGCGCCAGCACTTCATCAAGCATGAGAGCCTGCCGCTCGCCGCCACGCTCGACGGCTACCGCGCCTTCGACGATGCCGTCGTCGAGGCGAAGCTGCAGAACCCGTTCGGCGACCGCCGCGAGACCATCGTCAAATTCACGCCGCAGGTTCTCGTGCAGCAGCGCTGCCGCAAGGCGACGCGCGGTGTGCTGGAGGTGCTGCGCGGCTTCACCCTTGAGGAATTCGAGATCAGCATCGACGCGTCTTACGAGCGGGAGGTGTTCGACCGTCTCATCGCCTTTCAACGGTGTGTGGACACGATGACGCCGCCGAGCGCGCTGCCCGAGAAGGCGCTGGTCCCGCCTGACCTCTGGCGCACCGTCGACCTCGCCAAGGCCGTGCCCGTGCCGAACTGGGGCATGCCGATGATCCAAACCTTGCGCCTCTGGTCGGACACTAAGGAGGCGGCGCGCCTCCACGATCAGTCGAAGCGCGATGTCAAAGACCTGCTCCCCGACGACGTGGGCGAGGTGCTGTTCGGCGACCTCAGTGTGCGCCGCGCGAAGAACGGCGCCGTCACGATCCGCGAGAAGGAGTATGCGTTTTGAACGACCTCACCACCATCAACCCCGGCACCAGCATCCGCCTGCCGACCGACGCCATCGCGGCGATGCAGCTGGCGCGCGAGTTGTCCTCGGCGCGGACGCTGCCGCAGGCGTTCCAGAAGTCGCCTGCCGACGTCTTCATGGTGATGGCGATCTGCGGGCGCTACGGCTTCGACTTCCTGCCGACGATCTGGGAATGCTCGATCATCAAGAACCGGCTGTTCTTCTCGGGCAAGATGGTCGCCGCGATGCTCAACGCGTCGGGCGCGCTCGCCGAACGGCTGAACTACGAGTACCAGGGCGAGGGTGATGACCTTGAGGTCATCGTCACCGCGCGCCTCACGGGCGAGACGACGCCGCGCGCCGTCAAGGTGAAGCTGAAGTCTGTCCGCACCGAGAACGAGAACTGGAAGCGCAATCCCGAGCAGCAGATCGGCTACGCGGCGGCGCGCATCTGGGGTCGGCGTCACACGCCCGAGGTGCTGCTGGGCATGATGTTCGAGGGCGAGATCATCGACATCACGCCTGACCGCGTGCCCGACATCAGGCACACCATCGTCATGCCCGAACCCGAGCCTGAGCAGACCGCAGCGCGCGAACCCATCGCGTCGCCGCCGACGCCCAAGCACGTCGAGCCGTCGCGGCTCGCAGGCCCGGCTGACGGCGAATGGCGACCGTGGGCGACAGCCTTCATCACCGCTGTGCGCGGCTCGCAGACGCTCGACGAGGTCGACGCGTGGGTCGCGCTCAACGAAGACGCGCTGATCGTCATGCGCGAGAACGAGCCGAAAATGTACCGGATGCTTTCCAACGCACTCGAGCAGCAGCGCGATGAGCGCAAGGAGGCCGCCGGTGCGGAAAGTGACGATGACGCTGGCTGAGGTGTGCGCGGTCTTCGGAAAGTCACGGCGCACAATCTGGCGATGGGTCGAGAGCCGCAAGCTCCCGGCGCCCGTCGAGACCGATCCTCTGTCGTGGAACGCGGAGGCAATCAGGAACGCGCGCAAGCGGATTACGTGGGAGGCGAAACATGGACGCAAATTCCGTCGCCAGCCGAACGGACGCAAGCGCCACCGCAACGAAGGCGGCAATGTCGCGGGACCTTGAGGCTCAATGGGCGCGCTTCGCCGACAACGCTGCCGGGATGCTCGACCAAGAGACGCTCGCGATGATGGAGAAGATGTACTGGTACGGCGTCACGACCGGCGTCGGTGTGTTTTGTAAGGCAGTCGACGGTGCGTACCCATGACGATAAAAGCCAACCTTCTCTCCCCTCACAGCATGCCCGACCGGATCAAGGCGCTGCCGCGCGATCATCGCGGCTACCCGCTGCCGTGGTTCATCCACCAGACGCCGACCGCGCACGACTTCCGCATCGTCGGCGCCGGGAAGCTCGAACAGGCGCTGAAGCTGAACCTGTGCTGGGTGTGCGGTCACTCGCTGGGGCGCAACAAGTCGTTCGTGATCGGGCCGATGTGCTCGATCAATCGCGTCAGCGCGGAGCCGCCGTCGCACTACTCGTGCGCGGTCTACGCCGCCAAGGTGTGCCCGTTCCTGAGCAAGCCGCGCATGCGCCGCAACGAGAAAGGCCTGCCCGACGAGGTGGTGTCACCAGCAGGCACGATGCTGCTGCACAATCCCGGCGTCACCTGCATCTGGCTGACGCGCGACTTCCGGCTGATGCCGGTCGACAACGGCGTCCTGCTTCGCATCGGCGAGCCGCTTGAGGTGCGCTGGCTCTGCCAAGGGCGCGAGGCGACGCGCGGCGAGGTGGTGAGCGCAATCGACAAAGGCCTGCGCATCCTGCTCGACGAGGCACGCGAGGAAGGGCAGGACGCCGTCAACGCGCTGCTGCAGTCGCTCGACCGCGTGCGGCAGTATCTGCCCGCACCGGATGGCAAACGGTTCGAGTCGCCCGACCGCCCCGCTCTCGCCGCAGCGGGAGCGCAGCACTGATGATGATGATCACGTTTCGGCACGCCGTCCATGACCGGCGTTCGCCGGGAACGCCGCACCTCGGCCACGGTGAGGTCCGACAGCCGCCGTGTGACCGGGGTGCGGATGGAGGGAGAGAATGATCCAGACGTTCAAGGAACGCATGCCGATCATCGCCAAGATGATCCAGAAGGGGTTCAACGGCGACAAGCCCGACGCCGGTCCCGAGACCGAATTCGTTCTGATCGCAACGGAGCGCGACGACGACGGCTCGTCGGACATCTCCATGATCACGAACTGCGACGGCGTCCACGAGGTGATGAACCTGCTGTTGGCGCTGATGGCAGACATGGGCAAGGAGCACCAGCAGGCGGGCCACGCATGAAGAAGCTTCTCGGCGCATGGCGTCCATCCGGTGCCGAGCAGGCTGCGTCCCGGTCGCACAGTTGCGTCGCGAGGGTCTGTGCGACCGGGCGCGGCGTCAGGAGAGATCATGGCAAGAAGGCCCAAGGTCGCGCATTCGATCAGGATCAGTTCGTGCCGCGATCCGCGCTGCTTGGCGATGCACGTCGATCTGTACGACGAGGACGAGGTGAACTTCGCGTGCGCTGCGCTCGCTGTCACCGACCTCCCGGAACTCACCGAGGCAATGAAGGACCTCGCGTACGAGATCGCGGCGAACAAGATCGAGGACTGATCATGTCGATCATCTCCGAGTTTGTGTTGATGCTGATCGCAGTGCTGTGCGGCGTCACGGCGACGATGACGATCACGATTTTGGCCTCGCCCTGGTCGAACCTCGACATGCGGCTGATGGCGATCTCGCTGATGGCGCTCGCGATCAGCGTGCTGACACTCTGGATCGGACTGTCGGTGACGTGATGAGCGACGAGAAAAAAGATCTTCAGATCATCATGCATCCCGGCGTCGAGGCCGACATGGCGGGCGATCCGGCGATGGCCGAGGCGGTGCGCGACTTCACCGCGCGCATGCGGCAGGCCTACGCCGCCGTGCAGAGCGGCCAGCACCAGACTATCGACGACGCGATGCGCGCGCTGGGCATCCACGCGGTGAAGATCGACCCCGAGACCGGTGAGGAGATCGAAGGCGCGTCGTTTCAGGCGGACCTCGACAAGGGCAGCGACGATGAATGCTGACATGATCTTTGCACCGTGGTCGCCTGAGGAGGTGTCGGCGTTGAACCGGTGGCAGGCGACGCCGACAGTCCACCCGTTCACTTGCGCAAGTGATCACGACGGCGACCGTGATCTGATTGCGCGAGTGGACGGGTGGCACTGTCCAACGTGCGGCTACAAACAGACGTGGGCGCACCGCATGATGCTCAACACGCCGCCGACGACGGTGCGCGCATGAGCAAATTCACCAACGCCGAGAAGCTCGCCGAGCTTGAGCGCGAACTGGCAATGCGCAAGCGCACCTATCCGGGGCTTATCGGGCGCGGGGTGCTGACCTTGCGGCAGGCGTCCAATCAAATGGACATTCTCCGGGAGATTGCATCCGATTACCGCTCACAGAATGCTGATCAGAGAAGCCTAACCTTCCCTGACGGTTCTCCTTTGGGTCCTGCGGACGAGTCAAATAACATGAACTCGTCGTAGTTCACCCATAGAGGAGAAACGTCATGGCATTGCGAAAGCTCGTGCGGTTCACCGTGATCATCGATCACTTGAAGGTCTACGATTTACTCGCGCTCTGCGAAGGCAGCGCGCTCGCTGGCAGTCTCAACATTCAACCGGTGAAGCACGGTGGTGAAGACGAGAACGGCGGCGTGAAGCCGGTAGAAGGCACCGCAGACTTCATGGCGGTGTTCGTCGCGCAGCATCCACGCTTCAAAACGAAAGAGGCGATTGCTGCCGCCGAGAAAGTCGGCATGACGAAGGCATCGATCTACGCACGCATCACCAAGATGGTGGCCGACAAAGTTCTCAAGCGCGTCGGCACTGCCGAATACTCAACGAGGGGCGGCAGCAAAAAGACACGCAACAAAAAAGGCGCCGTGAGCGTGCCCGAGCGCCTCGTCGCTTTAATCCGCTCACAGCAGAACGGCACCGGAGACGGTGTGCCACTCGCCTCGCTCAAGAAGGCGATCAAAGCTGCTGGCATGAAGCCTACGGGGGTCGGCCCGGCCCTCAGCGCGCTGATCAAGGCCAAGACGATCACGCGTCCATCACCGGGCCATTATCGCCTGTCGGAGGGATAGCACATGGCGCGACGGCTCCAGATGTACAAAGCGTACACGATCAGGAACGGCGAGAAGGACCCGGTGATCCACCAAATCCATACGATGCTCGACGACACCGGGGCCGACTACTCGCAGGCCGCAGAGGCGTCGGGCGTCTCTCGCACCACCATCGTGGAGTGGATCGAGGGCGACACCATGCGCCCGAAGTATTGCACCATCGCGGCCGTCGCAGGTGCGCTTGGCTACGAGACGCGGTTCGTCAAGGCGAACGCCGTCAGCTTCAAGAAGCGGCGCGTGAGCGCGTGAGGTGCGCTACGTGATCATCATGCTTGCCGTGATCCCGGCAGCGGTGTGGGCCGCGTTGGCTACACCGCCGCCGATCCCGGTCAAGGTGGTGACCACCGAAGGCATCCGCGCCGCGCGGATGGACAGCGAGACGTTTCGCGTTCGCTGGGCGTCGGTCTCCGACCTGCCGCCCGCGACCGTGATCAGCATCCGCGAGGTGAGCGCCGCGCTCCCGCCGCCTGATGCGCCTGTTTCCAAGCCAGCAACGAAGAAGAAGACCACGCGCCGCGCGTCGCTGGAGCGCGCGGACCTCTGCCAACGGCATCGCATGCACAAGGTCTACTACGGCCGACGCTGGCGCTGCCGCCGATGAAACATTGTGAGGGGATCACAGATGACGTCGCACGCCGAACACCTGAAGACACTTGAACGCGAAATCCGCAACGCAGGCCTCAAGCCGGTCGTCGAACGCACCGAGGGTGGTCACATGCGGATCAGCTTCGAAATCCACGGGCTGACACACTTCATCGTCACCTCGTGGGCACCAGGGTTGCAGCGGACAACGCTCAACGCGCGTGCAGAAATCCGCAAGATACTTCGCGCTCACCTCGTGGTCGACAAGCAGAACCCGAACGTCAAATCGCCACTCGAGAAAGCGCTCTCGATGCCGTCGTCCGATCCTGAGCCGTTCATGGACCGCATCGCACACCTCGAACGCGACCTCGCCACGATGCTCGACATGTACGCCGACCTCGTCGACTACGCAGCAGCGCGCGACAAGGAATTCAACGAGCAGGCCAAGCCGACCCTCGCGCAGCAGGTGCTGCCACCGTCGCCGCCGCCGCCGCCTCCTCCCGCGCCGCCGAAAGCCGCGCCGGTCGTCAAGGACACCGGCAAGGCGCACGAACTGCTGCTGTCGCTGGAGTATCAGTGGCTGCCGCTCGCCGAGATCATGCGTCGCGAGAAGCCGCGCAGCTACGGCGCGGTCACCGTCTCGCTCAATACGCTGAAGAAGAAGGGCCTCGTCGAGAACGGCGAGCGCGGCATGTGGCGCAAGGTGCGGCCCGACAAGGTACCCCTCGCGAAAGAGGTGCAACGCAACGGTCACGACGGGCAGCACGCTGCCCTGTGACGGGGGAGATCGAAATGGGAATGACGTTCAACATTCACGTCCGCACGACGGCAGGGAAGCTGACGCCGATCCTGCAGCTGCTTGAGAACGAGCCTGACGTCTGGGTGAAGGACGTCACGGTCGTCGAGCCTGAGGCGACGGACAACGGCAAGAAGCGGCGCAAGCGGACCCACTACGTCGGCGGCAAACACATCAAGGCCATGAGCGGTCTCGATCTGGCGCTGAAGCTGTTCAACGAGGCAGGCGGCGGGCTGATGACGACGGTCAAACTCGGGAAGCAATTCGAGTTGAACGGGTTCGCGCACAATTCGGCGAGCGGTGTGCTCACCCAGATGACGCGCGACGGCGTGATCGAAAAAATCTCGCACGGCGTCTACCGGCTGAAGACGAAGGCGACCGGATCATGAGCGACGACGACCGGCTCAGCGAGAGCGACCTGAAGACGATCACGATGGGCCAATGCCCGGACTGTGAGTCGCGCGGCTTCGTGCTTGGCCCGATGGGCGGCGCGGCGCTGAACATCGAGTGCGCGAACACGAACTGCCGCGCGCGCTTCAACGTGACGACGTTCGGGGGCGAGGTGCTGATGGCTGAGCCGATCCCGCGCGAAAACGAGGGCGGTGCGCGCTGGCCCTCGGCCCCGCACAAGGGGACGTTCTCATGAGCGACCGCGTCAACGTGCTGGAAGGCGCGCTGCGCGAGATCGAGGAGTGGAGCCGCGCCTATCCGCTCAAGGTCTTCCCGGAGCCTGACCTCAAGCGCGTCGCCGAGGTGCTGGCGCTCAACAACCTGACGCTCGACGCGGTGAGCGCGAGCGTGGCGCGCCACGTCGTCGAGGGCGTCGGGCGGATCGCACGGGAGGCCCTCGCAAAGGCAGGCAGATCATGACCGACACCGACGTCCACGCGCTCGCCGCTGCCCTCACCAAGAAGCTCGCCGACGAAGGCAAGCTGGTCGAGGCGGGCTTCGCCGCGATGCAGGTCATCATGCTGAGGGGCGCGAGCGAAGGGCAGATCAGCGACATGCGGCTCGCCTACATGGCGGGTGCCGAGCATGTGTTCTCGTCGATGATGAGCGTGCTCGATCCCGGCGAGGAGCCGACCGACGCCGACATGAAGCGCGTCGAACTGATCTACACCGAGTTGCAGCGCTGGCGCGAGGTGCTGGCGGCGCGGGTGGCTCGCGCCAAGGGGCGCGCGTGAGCGCGGAGCCGACCATAGTCGATGCCAAGCCGGGCGAATTGGCGCCGTGCCCGTTCTGCGGATCACCGGCAGCGTTCGAGCACGACACCGAGGGGTCGCTCGCGAATTGGCGCGCCTTCTGTCGCGACAGCGCGATGGAGTGTCCATTCGGGATGACCAACACCAAGGGCTACCCGCGCCGGGTCGAGGCAGCGGAGGGTTGGAATACACGGAGGTCGCCGTGAGCGCGAAGGGCATGCCGGTCGACCGCAAGGCGCCGCCCGGCACGTTCATGACGCAGTGGACGATCTACCGGCACCCGAAGGATCACCCGAAAGACTACGTGCTGCGCGCGGCCTACATCATGGAGGACCACACGGTGAAGATCGACGACGTCGGGTGGGCGCACCCGGATGTCGACGTGCTGCGCTCCATCGTGCCCGAAGGGCTGACGCGCATCCCGCGTTTCGCGAACGACGACCCGGCAATTCTTGAGGTGTGGTTGTGAAGTAAAGGCTGTCGCAAAAAGGGGAAGCTACATGAGCATAAAAAATCCAGATCAGATCGACATCTACGTGGGTGGGCGCATCCGCTCGCTGCGCAACAGCAAGGGGCTGAGCCAGACGGCTCTCGCCACGAACCTCGGCGTCACGTTCCAGCAGGTGCAGAAGTACGAGAAGGGCGTCAACCGCGTCGGCGCCGGTCGGCTCTCGCGCATCGCCGCGCTGCTCGACGCGACGGTGAGCGAGTTTTACCCGCCCGATGCCAACGGCAGCGTGGAGAACGTCAAGAGGGCGGCGAAGCGCGTCGCCGACGATCCGTTCGTGAAGATGAGCCAGTCGAAGCGCGGCCACCGCCTCGCGCGCGCGTTCATCAAGCTGGGGCTTGTCGACTCGCTCGTCGTCGTCTCGGTCGCGGAGGCGCTGTCGGTGGACCGGGAGAAGTCATGACGCGATCCATCCTCACCAAAATCTACACGGTCGCGAACGTCGTGCCGGGGCTGGAGAAGGCGTGGCTGCAGCACCTGCGCGACTTCGATGCCGCGAACACCGGCTGTCATTTCGAGGTGATCGCCGACACGCCGAACGCGACGCTGCCCGAGATCATCGAGATGCTGCGCGTCAAGCCCAGCCTCTCGGTGCTGCAGGTCATGGAGCATTACAAAGGCAAGGGGTTCGGCGGTGCCGATCTCGCCAAGACCATCGTCGCACTGCTGCCCGACAACAAGGCCGAGGGGCTGATGATCCTCGACGCAGCGCGCCGCCTGGTGGAGACGTTCAAGCGATGAGCATCGGGGCCGGGCGCTACGATCACCTCTGCACGCTGGTGCTCGAACGCGCCGAGGACGCGACCGGCTGCATCGTGATGGTGCTGGGGCCTGAGCCGGGGTTCTCGGTGCAGGTCACCGAACCGCGCATGCTGGCGTTCCTGCCCGCGCTGCTGCGCAGCTGCGCCGACCAGATCGAGGAGGACATCGGTCGCGACATCAAGAGGAGCACGCAATGACCAGAACACCCGAACAGCAGGCCCGCGTCGAGCGCGTCGACACGGTGGCGATGGCGATGATGGAGATCATGATCGGCGAGCAGAGGGCGGTGCAGGGCGCGGTGCTCGCCGACCTCGTCGCGCTGTGGATCGTCGGGCACTCCCACCGCGACGGCGGCGACAAGACCGACAAGGTCCGCACGGCTGCCCTCAGCAGGTTCCTTGAGGTCGTCGTGCGGCTGATCCCGATCAACGAGCAGCTGGTGGCCGAGGGCCGCAAGAAGAAGGCGCACTGACGTGCGCAGGGGCCGCCAGAGCCAGAAACGCCGCCGGGCGCGACCGGTGAAGGGGCTGCCCAATCCGGCTCACCAGCGGCTGCGCGCGGCCAAGCAGCGCACCAAAAAAATGCGCCCGACTGTTGCTGAGCCGGGCGCTGAGGATCGCGGAACGTTGGGGGTAGCTACACAGGCCGATGACAGTGGCCGGTGAGCCTCCAGCGTCGCGCACCATTGAGACGAGACCGTGACGTGATCGAGACGCTCGCTCAGGTTCTCGGCGAGACCGCCAAGGGGCCGTTCGCGGCAGGCCTCGTTTTGTGGGGCGACGGCGGCGACGGCGACGTCGTCGTGGAGGCGGCTCCGATTATTGGGTACATGAAAAAACAGGGCTGGACGAAGCAGCAGGTGCGTTCATACGTAGGCATGCGTAAGCACAAAGGGTGGTCGGTGTCGGTCGTCCACCAGATCAACAGGGAGCAACCGACATGGTGGACGATCCCACCGAAAACGACGCGCGCAAAATGATCGGAGTGAAGCGGCTGCTGGAACTGGTGCCGGTGAGCCTGTCGACCATCGAGCGCATGGAGAAGAAGAAGACCTTCCCGCAGGGCCGCGTCGTCGGGCAGCGCAAGCTGTGGTTCGAGGACGAGGTCGCCGAATGGCAGCGCAACCTTCAACGCGCGTCAGGGAGCGTCAGGCTTGGTGTCTGATGTGACGGAGTGCCAAAGTAGTGCCAGACCGGGAGGGGGGTGTGAAGAAACCCAGCAAAACCGGGCTTTTTACCCCCTTGACACGCTTTCCCGCGAAAAGTATGGTGACGGGAGTTGGTGAGTGTAGACGACGAGATAAGCCATATAAATAGCGGCTTTACCCGTCACCTTGGTTCTGCTCTCGCCAGCTGATTTCACCACCGGTCAGTGCCGGGCACTGACCCCAGCGGGAGAGCGTAAATGGCTGCGTTTACCACCACCTACATCAGGTCGCGGATCGGCAAGGTCGAGCGCGAGCGCCTGACCGACGAGGACTGCGGCGGGCTGACCGTCAGCATCACCTCGACCAGCGCGGCCTTCGGCCTGCGCTTCACGGACCCGGTCACCGGCAAGCAGCGCGGTCCCTTCAAGATCGGCGTGTTCCACCCCGAGACCTTCAACGTCAGCCACGCGCGCGCCAAGGCCCTCCGCATGAAGGCTGACGTCGGCAACGGCATCGACATCGTCGCGCAGGCCACCACCGTGCTCGACCAGAAGCGCGCCGAGGGCAAGACCTTCAACGAGGTCGCCGACCTCTACATCGATCACCTGCGCACGCCGACCAAGAAGGCGCACGGCGTCGTCCCGCTCCGCGAAAGCTGGGCGAAGCTCGCCGGTCGCGAGATCGAGGGCGCGACGAGCAGCCCGCGTTACGAGGGCGGCTACCTCAAGCGCGCACGCGAGACGTTCGGCAAGGTCGCCGTTTCGACGATCACCGACGACCACGTCGCGCTGCTGCTGGAAGGCATCATCAAGCAGGGCTACACCGGCCTCGCCGTGAACCTGCGCTCGACGCTGTTCGGCCTGTTCAAGTGGGCGGGCCAGCCCGGCCGCAAGTACGTGCGCGCCAACCCCTGCAGCAACTTGGGCAAGCGTCCCGTGCAGGTCGAGCGTGACCGCGCGTTCGATGCTGAGGAAATCCGCACGTTTTGGTTCAAGCTCGACGACGAGAACCTGCCCGCGCCGCGCCCGGTCGCGCTGGCGATGCGGATGATGCTGTGCAGCGGTCTGCGCGGTGGCGAAATCTGCGCGATCCAGCGCGAGTGGCTGCGCGACCTCGGCACGCCGAACGCGCATGTCCGTCTCCCGGCATGGCTCACCAAGCCGCGCAAGCCGATCCACCACCCGCTCAACTCGCTCGCGCAGGAAGCGATCATGGAGTTGCTCGCGATGTCGGATGCGATCACCGGCCCGCTGTTCCCGCCCGGCCCGCGCGGCGCGACGTTCACCCGCCACATGCTCACGGACTACATGACCGACCGTGGCTACAACAGCTTCAAGCCTGTCGACGGCAAGGTGCGTCGGCGGGGCGTGCGCGAATTCATGATGCTGGAGTTTTGGCGGCCTCACGACATTCGCCACACCGTGACGACGCTGCTGGTCAGCCAAGGCCTCGACTTCGCGCTCGCCACGCAGCTTCTCGGCCACGCCCCCGGTCGCGGGAAGGGCGAGAGCACGACGACAGCACGCTACGCAAACCTCAACGCAGAGCAGACCGCGAAGCTGAAGCGTCCGACGCTCGAAATGCTGGACGGGCTGCTGCGCGGGATCATCGGCTTGCCGGTGCCCCCGCAGTCGGTCAACGTGGCTGCCCTGCAGAAGCAGATCGCCGACCTGCAGGCGCAGATCGCCGCCGCGACCAGCGGCGTCGTCGTCTCGATCAATCGTGCAGCGTGAGGGAGGGACACATGCGAGTGCTCTACACGAGCGGCAACGAGGCGCCTGCGATCATGGCCCTCAGCACCCTGATCTCGAACTTCGACGCGAACGGCGGCTGGCACCCCAGCCGCCACCGGGAGGCGATCCTTGCGGACATGCGTCACGATCTGGAGGGCCTCGGCTGGTACGAGAACCTGCACGACAACGGACGTTACGTCGTTATCAATCTTGACAAGTTCCAGTTGACGCCGACCCCGGAAGGCTGGGACGGTCTCTATGCGACCAGCAAGAACTCGGTGAGCGAGCAGTGCCGTCGCAACGGCCATCGCGACACCGGACGCGGCGTGTGTGCGGAATGTGGGGAGTTTTTGTGATGAAGACCGAGACGCAAGCAGCGCTCGACACCACGCGCTTCTGGAAGTGGTTCGATGCGACGACGACGGCCGCCAAGGCGACGCCGGTCGGCGAGGTGATGACCACGAACAAGTATGTGCCGTATCACAACGGCGGCGGCACGCTCGCGTGGACGCGCGACCTCGGCGGTGCGTTGCTCATGATCTGCGACGCCGCCAACGGCCTCGGCGACAAGCTCGACGAGGAGTACCTCGTCGGGCTGCACATGATCGACGGTGAGAGTTGTGCCGACTTCGTCGAGGGCGATGCGCCGAACCTCGCGGCAGCGGTCGCATGGTGCGACAAGGCCGAGGCGGCGTTCGCGATCTGCCGCAAGTGGGTCAAGCGCCTCGGCTGCGGCTTCCACCCGGACACGGCAGGCAGCCGCTACACCCCCGCGCTCAGCGAGGCCGAGGTCGAGGAGTACGAGACCGACATCGAGAAGTTCTTCGCCGACGCGCCCGGCGACCCATACGCGTTCGCCGTGATGGCTCTCCGTGAGGGCATCGCTAGTCTGGGCGGGATGCACCTGTCCGACCCGAACGCGTTCAAGGGAGCGAAGGGATGATCATCGAAGGACGCGCGATAACGACGCTCGCCGAGTTGAAGGAATTTTGCGACGCCGCCATCGCGCTCTCCCAGCGCGACCCGTGGACCGTCAGGCTGCGGCACCCGGTCGCGCTGCGCCTGCACGAGGAGCAGTTCAACGGCTCGCGCAAAGACTACGTCGTCGAGGTGAAGTGATGGCGCGCTTCTCGACACGCCCGGACGCGTACCGCGTCGCGTTCCGCTCCGGGCAGGAGGTCTGCACCAAGGTCGACCCGCGCCACGTCGGCAAGGTCGTCGCCGTGTTCTACGGCAACACCGTGCGCGTGAAGTGGGAGCACGGCTGGAAATCGGACCACGAGGCAAGCGAACTGGAGCGCGCCGATGTGGCATAGCTTTTTGTGGCTGGTCGGCTGGGGCATCATGATCATCGGCGGCCTGATACTCGTGCCTGCATTTGTGATGGTCCTCATCGCGCCGTTCCTGCCAGCGCCGAGGGCGCACACGACACCGACGCCGGTCGACCCGGCTTGGCCGAAGTACGAAGCGCCTCAACCGACATCGTTGGAGGAGTGGCACGACATGAAGAAGCGAGGTGTCCTGTGAAGATCACCGCAGCACTGCTGCTCACCGCGCTCGCAATCACCACCGCCAGCGCGGAGCCGAACGTCACCATGATCCCGGTGCGGCCCGGCGATAATCCGGTCGCCGCACCCGCGCCGGTCACCTCGAACGCGCCGAAGGTCCGCACCATCGTGGTGCGCGCACCACGCGCGTGGGCGACTGCGCCTGTACCGACCGGGAATGTCGTCGTGCCGCCGGGCTTTGAGGCCGCGAAGCCGCAGCCGTCATGGCAGTGGATGCAGCGACGCGACTTGGAAGCGCCGCTGCTGATCGCACCGTGATCACCTGAACGGTGTGTGCAGGCTGCCGAGGCCGCCGCCTGCCACCACCGTCAGCAGCGCGATCAGCGCGAGCAACAGGACGATCACCCAGACGCCCTGCTTCACCTTGGGCGGGATCGCCATCACGAACTGCTCGATCACCCAGATCGCCAGATAGATGATCCCGCACAGGATCACGAGACCGATCAAGAACCACAGCACGCCAATTGCCATCGCGAGCATGGTCGCCTCCTATCGCTGCTTGCCGGTCGTCGCCTGCGCCTGCAGCATCGCGCCGGTCGCCTGCGCGAGATCGGCCACCTGCAAGGCGAGGTAGTCGACCTGCGCCTGAAGCTCGTCGACTGTCGGCGGCGTCGAGTGCGGCGGCATCTCGCGCACGCCGCGCGTCGTCTGCGTCACGCTGTCGACCGCCGCGTTGATGCCTGCGTCGAGACGCTGGTTGGCGATGTCGCCCGCGAAGGGATCGGGCGGCGGTGGCGGCTCAGGCGGCGGCACGTACGGATCAGGCACACCGCCATCGGCGAGCCAGCGCTCGTACTCTTGCCGGTCGCGATTGTCGGGGTCGTTCGGGATGAATGCGCCGTCGCTCGTGCGGATCACGGTATCGCTTGCGGCGAGTTGATATGCTGCCATTTCAGAGCCTCGCATCAACGATGTAGTTGTCCGTCCAGATACCGGAGACGCTCCCGCTGGCGGTCTTGTACGCGTTCGTCGCATACGTGCCCGTCTGCTGGAACGTCGCGCTCGACGTCGGGAAGCCAACATTTTGCACGTTGCTGCTCAAGCCCATCGTGGGCACCACGCGGCACTCGACCCCGAACTGAAAATTGGCACCGTGGTTGTTGCCAGTGACGCTGACACCGACCCAGCCGAGAAGGATCAGCTGCCAGTAGCGTTTGCAAAGCTCCAGTTCCATCCACCGGGGCCGCATGCATTGCGCAAGTTGCGTAGCGTTGGTCGGCCCCTGAGAGCCGGGGAAAATTGCGACGCCCGTGATCCCCCAATTCTGACCGGCAGCGGCCTGCTGGTTGGCGGTGTCGCTGGTGCAGAGCCGCTGCGACCCGCTCGTATTCCAGACACCAGCAGTAGCCTGAAAATTTGAGCCGCAAAGCGAGCAGATCGAGATGCCCATCCCGAGACGATTGTCGTTGAGCCAATTCCCGCTCGTGTCGGGCGGGATGGTGATCGACTTGAACTCCCACGTATTCGCCGCATTGAGCGTGACAGTCCCGACGTAGGAGTGAAGGGCGTCAGAACTGTTGACCGCGACGGCGACCTTGCCCGGCGTCGGCCCGTACATCATGAAGCAGATCGTGATCGGGATGGCACCCGCCGCGCCCCAGCCGAGGCGCCTGACGCGGTGCCCTTCGATTGCAGTGTAGAAGCGGCAGTAGTCACCCGCGCCGGTCCACGGGCCGCCGAGAGCACACTGCATCTGAAGGTGCAGCGTCTGGCCCACCACGCCGCCAACGGCGGAGGGGGTCACGGTGATTGCCGTGACAGTGTTGTTCACATGCGCCTGCCAACAATCGACGATGTACTGCAGCGACCCCTGCACGAGACCGTAGGAGGTGATGCCCCACTGGCTGATGTCCATCGCGGCATTGACCTGAATGCCGTTGAACGCCTCGGCATCGAACGGCGCGGCGTAGACGTTCGAACGCGCCTGCAGCTGCTGCGGATCGGTCAGCGCCTGCGCGGTGTCGTAGCGCACCGCGACGCCATCGACATACTGCTTCGGCACGATGCCGAGGGGGTCGGTCGGGTTGGCGAGGATTTTGGCGAGGCCGGTCGAGCGCGTGATCTGCAGCGGCAGATCGATCAGCGCACCGGCATCGGTGTAGCGGCCGATGGCATAGTCGGAGCCAACGTTCGCGCCGGTCTCGGCGTTGAGGCCGTAGTTCTCCTGCCAGCGTGCGACGCCCGCGCGCGTCACGACCAGCGCCTGCGATCCTGCTGCGGTGTCGTCGAGCGTCAGCTGCGGGTTCAGCTTGGAGATTTTCAGGTTGCCGGTCATCGTGTCGCCAGCCTTGGCGACCTTGTCGAACACCGACTCGTTGCTCCACGCCGACCACACACCAGCGATCTTCTGCCGCGTCCACACGCGCCCTGGCGTGATCGTGTCGTTGAGATCGCGCCCCGAGATCACGAGGTTGTTCGCGTCGGGGCCGTAGATGATGCCGGTGAACGCGTGGCCAGCAACGGGCGGGTTGGTCGCGGTCGCGGCGGCGTAGAACGAGCCGACCTCAAGCGGGTCGCTGTCGAAGTTCGTCAGCACCTGCATCGAGACTTCGGCGTCGAGATTGTCGCGCGCCTGCGCCGGGCTGTTGCCGCCCGTGCCGCCCGCGATGATCGGACGCGGCGCGTTGAGGTCGGTCTCGACGTCGTGAATGAACGTGTTGTACTTCGCGCTCTCGATGGTCGTGTCGGGAACGCCCTCCGTCCCCGGCGGGATCGTGTAGATGAAAGAGCCGTCGCGCGGCATGGGTTACTCCTCAGCGGTTCGCGTACGGCACGAATGCCTTGTTCCAAGCAGACTTGCCCTCCTCGCGGATTTGCGGAACGAGGGCCATCGTGATCGCGTCGCGCATGGCGACGCGCGGATCGACAACAGGGCCACCGACAGCGGCGAGACGCCGCTCGTATTCCGGCGAGTTGCGCAGGATGGTCTGCACCGCGTCATCGGCTGCGGCGACCGTGCGCGCGGCCGAGGCGTTCTTCAGCGCGCTGCCGACGATGGCGGGAGCCTGCGTGCCAGCCACGCCGACACCGAACGAAGCCGCAGGGCCGAGGCCGAGTGCGTGCGAGATCGCGCCAGCGCCCATGCCGCCACCGGCCATGCCGACCAGCTTGCCGAGGCCGCCGCCGCCGCCGAGAAAGTTGCCGCCCCAGCGCTGCCAGTTCGCGAGCTTGTCGCCTCGCGATGCGTCCAAGATCGCCTGCAACTCCTCATCGCGAGCGCCAAAAATCTTCTCCTGCCCTGCAGGCGTCGCGACCAGCGACCGCATCTGCTGGCGCGTCTGGTTGTCGACGTTCATGCCGCTGTTGGCCGAAGCCGCATTGATGTTCGCGCGGTCGATCTGGTTCTGCACCGTCTCGGCGGTCTTGCCCGCGCGATAGTCGCCGCGCGCAGTCTGGAAGCCCTGCCGCATCTCGGTGAGGTCTTGCGGCGTGCCTCCGACTTGGCGACCAGGCGGCGGTCCAGACATGTAGCGGTCGAGCGCGTCGACTGCGCGCTGCCCTGCGGGACCGTTCGCATCGGGCAGGCCGCGCAGCTGCTGGCGCAAGGTGTCGAAGTCGCTCGGCGTGATCGGGCCACCGCGCGTGTTCATGGCGCGCTGCCACCGGTCGAGCGTCGCATGCACGAGCGGCGCCTTCTCCGGGCTGAAGCCGCCGACGTCGGGACGCTGGATGTAGTTCGTCGCGAGTGTCCTCACATCGTCGGCAGCCTCGGGTGCGTATTGGACCGGCGAATACCGAATTTGCGCATAGGCGGTGCGCGACGAGCCGGGCTGCGTCGCCGCCGGTTGCGGCAGCGGGCCGAAGGCGCTCGAGGGCATCGACGCTTCCTCTGCCGCGCGCGCCGCGTTCGAACTGACATTCGGCACGCCGCCGCGACCGATCAATTCGTCGACAGTCGGCGTCACGAAGCCCATGCGCTGCGGGTTGTCGCCGCCGATGATCGAAGGCGTCGTCTGAAGATAGGGCGGCGCGGTGCGTGCCGGGATCATGGTCGGCATGCCTCGCATCAGGCGCCGCGCCGTCGAAATGCCGGGGATCACACCAAGAGCATCGAGCGCCGCGCTGCCGTAGTTGCCGCGCGGCAGATCGTAGGTGAGATCACCCGCCGACAGCACCGACCCCATCGGCGTGAGACCTGCCGCGATGTTGACGGTCGCGTTGCCGAAGTGCTGCGCGTCGCGGTTCGAGGCGCCGACAGCGCTCAGCGCGTCCATCGCCTTCCACTTCGCCCATTGCGTCCACGACTCGTCGGCGGGCTTGAGTTCGCCGAACACCTTGTTCGGTTGCGCGGGCGGCGGCGCGCTCGGCGGTGTCGAGCCGCCGACGAACTGCTCGAACGGATTTGGCGCCGCACCCGGCGGCCTCACCGTGATGCGCGGCAAGTCAGGCGGCACATCGGGCGGCAGCGCCTGCTGCTGCTGTTGCTGTTGCTGTTGCAACAGCTTCACATCCTCCTCGGTCGGAGGTGAGCCACCGACGAACTGATCAAACAGTCCCATCGATCACCTCTGCTGCTGCCGCGCACGCTCGCGCGCGAGGATGCGCTGCGCGAGACCCGGCGTGGCGAACGTCTGGTCGAATTGCTTGGCAGCGTCGGGGCCGCCCTGCATCAGCACATCTGCGGTGCGCGCCTTCTGGCCGTTCGGCAACGCCATCGTCTCCGGGACGAGTTGCTCCATCACCTCGGGCTGGATGCCGGTCGCGGAGAGACGCTGCGCGCGGACAGGATCGCCAAGCGAGTAGTTCAGCACGTTGCGCTGGTGCGCGATTGCGGTCTTGCGGTTCGCGTTCTCAAGCTCGTCGATCACGCGAAGGATCGTGTCGCGGTCGAGTTTGACGTCGCCGCCGCTCGCCGACTGCGCGATCTTGACGTCCTGATTGGTGACGCGGCTGTTGCCGAACATGCCTTTGCGGATTTGCCCCAGTTCATTCATCATGAAGTTCTGGAAGTTTTCGGTCGCCGAGATCGCAGGGTTGCCGGGCGCGCCCATCGCCTTCCACAGCTTGGCCATCTCCAGTTCGAACGGTGCGCCCGTGCCGGTGAAGGCCTTCCCGTTAACGATTGCGTCACGCGCGTTCTTCAGAGCCGCCATCGAATTGGGCAGCGACGACACGGCCTCGAGCGTCGCCTTGTACGGCGCCTCGACCACCGACTGGTCGAGACCACCAAGCTTCTGCCTGATCAGATCGGCCTGCTGCTTGTCGGCGAGCGTCTGCTCTCCGGTGCGCTGCTCGAGTTCGGTCTTCGGCTGGTTCAGTCGAGCGTCAACGTTCTTTTTCTTCGCGTCCTCCCACACGGCGCTGTCGACCTTGTAGGTCGACATGAGGCGGTCATCGATGGCCTTGCGCTGCGCCTGCTCGTACTGGATCACCGACTTCGCCTGATCGCGCGTTGCCTGACTGACATACGGATCAGCCATCAGCTGCCACGCGCGCTGCTCCAGCGCCGACATCGGCGACGGTGGCGGCGGCACCGGCTGCGCGCCCGGCTCCTGATACGGCGACAGCTTCACGCGCCCGCCGACCTGCGGCGTCGGCTGCGTCGGCGTCGGCGCAAGCACGTCGGGAATTCCTTTGCCTCCGTACTGAAGCTGGCCATTCTGCGCGACCTGCGTCGGCGCAGGCTGGATGTCGTTGGTGGTGATCGGCGGATTGTCCGACGCCTCGTCCGGTGCAACAGCGCTGACGCCCGCCGCCGGATCGAGCGACGCGACCTGCACGGTGCCGTCGCTGCGTGGCGCGGGTGCGCCGTCATCGCCGTTCAGGCGCGCCATGTACATCTTGCCGTAGTCGCCGAGGCGCGTGCCCAGCACGTCGGTGTGGTCGGGATGGTTCATTCCGCGCGGGCCGCCGAACCACGCGCGCGCTGCGCCTTCCTCGCCGTACTTGTCGACGTAGCTGCCGAAGCGATGATTGAACACCGCGTCCTGCGCCTCGGGGCTGGCGAGAAACTCTTGCGGCGACATCGACTGCCCCAGGGCGGCCTGCGTCCACCTCGGGATGTTCTTGCCCATGACCTGATAGCGGCCGTACGGCTGGTCGACCGTGCCGTCGCGATACCTCGTCGTCACGCCGACCGTCTGGTAGGGGTCGCGCCTGCCGCCCGTCTCGATGCTCGCGATGGCGTTCTGCCGCGCGACGTTGGCGTCGTCAGGCGCAGCCGCCGCGACGCCGTCAGGCGAAGCCGTTGGGCCACCATCGACGGATGAGATCGTTGTATCCGGGGCTTCCGGCCCCGGCTCCGTAGGGTTTTGTTGCGGCACCCCCTGAGCCGTTGGCGCGAGCAGCGCGGTCGCGATGTTGTCGCGCGCAACCCCCGGATCAGGGTCGGTGTCGGCGGTCTGCGTCGTGTCGGGGTCGGTGTTAGCGCTCGACTGCTGCTGCGGCGGCTGCACGACAGCAGGCGGCGCGACAGCGGCGGGCGGCGGCTGCCGTTGCGCGGGCGTCGCGGCAGGCACCGCCGCTCCGGGGAGCACGCCCCTTCGCCGCGCGAGGTCGTACTGCGCGGATGCGTTCTCCTGCGAGGAGAGCCGGTTCATGGCAATGCGCTGGCCAAGCGCGTCGCCGAGGGCGCTCAGGCCCTCGCCCAACGTCTTCGGGAACGGCCTGCGCTGACCGGCCTGCGCGAGCAGAAGCTTCTGCCGCATGGCGAGCGCCTCGGGCGTCATCTGTTGCTGCTGCTGATCCGGCCACAGCAAGTAGCTGGGCGAGATGTCGGGCAAATTGAATGCCATTATGCTGCCCTCAGGATTGAACCCATCACGCGGCTCGTGTCGATGTGCTTCACGCCACCGCGCGACATCACCGCGCGCGGGTCGATCTTCTCGACGTCCTGCGCCATCGGGCCGACGTGGCGCGTGCTCGCGGGATCGTCCTTGTAGCTGTACTCGTAGATGGGCAGCTTCTTCGCCTCATCAGCCGGGGCTGCGGCGAACACGGTGCCGACGCGGTGGATGTTCTCCTTCACCTTGCGGTCGGACGGTTTGACGAGGCCCGCCGTCAGTCCAAAGATGCCGCCCATGAGGCTGTTGAAGTTCTGCGACTGCTGCTGGTAGTTCGAGAGTTGCTGATTGAAGTTCGTGTTGATCAGCCCGGCGACGTCGGTCGTCGGGATTTGGTTGGTCGGCGTGTTGACGAAGCTCGGCTGCTGCACCTGCGACCCCGACATCAGCGCGGTGATCTCGTTGATCGGCTGGTTGCGCAGCTGGTACTGCTCCTGCTCCCACTGCTGGCGCGCTTGGTTCTGCGCCGCGATCTGCGCCTGAATTTGCTGCTGCTGCTGCGCGACGCTCTGATTGTAGAACTGCGCGCCCAGCGCGTTCTGCTGATAATTTTGCGCCTGCGCGGCGTTGGCGAACTGACCGGCGCCGAGTTGCTCGGTGTATCCCTGCTGCTGCGCGCTGTTCGCGAACTGGCCTTGCGCCAGCTGCTCCTGCTGCATCATCTGCTGCTGCTGCGCGGCCTGCGTATCGATGCCGAGGCGCGTGTCGGTCAGCTGCCGATTGAACTGGTCCCACGCCGCCTGGTACGCGGGGCTGCCGACCTTGATGCCCTGATCCGCGAGACGCGCCGTCAGCGCATTGCGGTCGTTCTGCAGCTGCGGGTCCATCCGCGCGAACATCGCGTTCTCGACGTCAGTGCGATCCTGACTGAAGTCGTTCGGGCCGACGCTGGTCTGGATCGCGCCGACTTGCCCGATGTCGGTCTGCTGATGACCGGCGCTGTCGTAGCTCGTGACCGGCGCGGGCACGTTGCCAAGCTGCGAGGGGTCGCCCGCTGCCGGTGCGCCCGCGATGCTCATCGGCTGGCCCAGCGAATTCATCAACTGGCCGCTCTGGTTCGCGGCCAGCTGCGCGAGATTGGTCTCCGACTGCATCCCGAGGTCGTTGATGTTCAGCTGTCCCGGCGAAAGCACCTGCGACGCCGTGAACGTCGGGATTTGATAGGTCTGGTTGGTGGTCGGATCGGTCCAGCTGAAGTTGCCGGTCTGATCGTAATTGAGCGAGCCTTGCGGCGTGTTCTGGTTGACGTGATTGAGCATCGCGTTCGCGACAGCCGTCGACACGTTCGTCCCCGTCGCCGCCGCAGCGGTCGTGATCGGGTTCGGCGGGGTCGGCGGGTCGCTCTTGAACAGGCCCACGGCTCACTCCATCAGTATTGCGGCTCGACCGGCGGCGGTGCGCTCGACATCGAACCCGGTACCGCGCTCGGCATCATTCCCATCGACGCGCCCGGCACACCCGGCGTCGTCCCCGGCATGCTCGGCGGCATGCCCATGCCCGGCACCATCGGCGGCATGCCCGGCACGCCCGGCGTCATCCCGGCCGCTTGCGGCAGAGCGCCCGGCGCCATGCTCGACATCGCGGGCTGCGGCGGCGGTGGCATCTGCGGCGGCGCGCTCATCGGCGCAGGCGCGCCCATCGGCTGCTGCGGCATTTGCGGCGGTCGCTGCTGCATCTGCTGCGGCGGCGCACCCGGTCGCGGTGCGCGCGGCGGCGGGTTCTGGATGTTCATCAGCGCCTGCGTGATGCGATTGCGCTGTGCGTTACCAGAAGCGCCGAAGGACGCCGGGTTCGGTGCGTTGGGCATCATCACGCTGCTTCCTTCTGCTCGGCCGCGCGCGGCCGGATGAATTTGCACTGCTCGAACGCCTCACGCGTGAACAGGCAGAGCACGCCGTCGAGATCGCGCCCCAGCAAGCGCGGCACCGTGACGAACATGTAGCCAAGCGCCGCAAGCTGGCGCAGCAGCCGCTCGTCGTCGGGCGTCGTGATACCGAGAACCATCTGCGCGCCGATCTGCTCGAACGGATATTCGTGGATGCATCGCAGCGTCTCGCGCGTGAGCCACTTCGTGCCGGGGATCGCCGCGACGCTCATCTCGATCACGCCAGCCTCGGGCTGCCAGTTGTGATAGACGGTGCCCGCGATCAGCGTGCCGTCACCGTCGACCACGCCAATCGCCTTGCAGCGACCGAAGCCGCGCTCGCGACACGACGGGATCATCTGCGCGACCGCGTGCGCGACAGCCTCATCGTGTCCGTAGACGAAGTCGATCATCAGTCACCGCCATCGCCAGCGCCGCCGCCGTCGCCACCACCGCCACCATCGCCCGCACCGTCACCAGCACCATCGGCGCCATCGCCATCGCCAGCGTCGGCCGCTGCATCGGCAGCCGCATCGTCGGCTGCATCGGCGTTCGCGTTCGCAGCTGCGGTCGCCGCCGCCGCCGCATCCGCCTGATCCGCCGCGCTCAAATTCCCGACAGCGACGCCGCTGTCGAAACCCGTCATGCCCTGACCCGTGAGACCGCCCCCGTCATCGAGGCCGAGGTTCCCGGACGCCGAGATGCCCGTCATGCCGGTGCCGGTGAGACCGCTGTTCCCGGTGAGGCCGCCTTCGCCGGTCAGAGCACCCATCGCAGCTGCCGCGCTGCCGAAGCCGCCGACGACGCCCACGCCGCCGAAGCCGCCGAAGCCGGGGTCGCCTGCTTGACCAGTGCTGCTACCGGTGAGGCCGTTGCCAGACAGACCCATGCCCATCGACCCCATGCCCCCACCGAAGCCGGTCGCAGCGTCGGCCATCGAGCCTGCGGAGAGGCCGCCCGTGGGACCGGCGCCCTGATCGGCGGCATCGTTCGCCGCATCGTCCGCAGCGTCCTGCGCGGCTTGCGCGTCAGCCGAAGACTTACCGGCGGCGGTCAATCCTGCTGCGGTGAGACCGCCGGGGTTTGCCGCAGCAAGCGCGCCCTGCGCGGCCGTGATCCCTTGCGAGCTTTGGCTCGCGGTGCTGGCATCGTTGACGTCGTTGATGGCTTGGCTGATGCCCTCGTTGCTCATGCTGGTGTCAACGGTGACACCACTCATGTTGCCGACCGGGCCAGCCGTGTTGCCGACGCCTGTGTTGCCGACGCCTGTGTTGCCGATGCCGGTGTTGCCGATGCCGGTCGTGCCGCTGCCGCTCTGCGCAGCACCGCCGCCCGGCGCACCACCTTCACCGGGGCCACCACCGGTCACCGACCCCGCGCCCGGCCCGCCGCTCGCCGCAGAGCCGCCGCTCCCATCAGAGCCGCCCACGCCACCGGGGCTGCTGTTGAAGCCGCTGCCGCCGAAGGGATTGCTCTCGTATGGAGACGGCTGCACCAGCGCGGCTTGCTGCTGCTGCTGCATCAGTGCCTGCGCAATCGCGGCGCGCCGCGCGTCGATGTCATAGGGCACATGCCACGAGAGCGCCCGCAGCGCGGCCGGATCGTAGAGGTGCGTCGTCGGGTCGACGAGGTTGTCGACATCTTGGCGGGTGAGATAGGTCGCTGCCATCGATGCCTCACACGTTCACGCCAGCGCGCTCGTAGGTCGCCGCGATGGCGATAAGCTCGACATCGGGCTTGCCCTGCTGCGCGACGGTGACCTGCACGATGGGCGCGTGCGCGAAGCCGGTCATGCCGACCGACAGCCACATCGTGTTGCGGTTGGCGGGCTTGGTGGGTGCAGCCGCATCCCACTTCGCCTCGTCCCAGAGACCTTCGTCCCAGACATCCTCGACGCCGGGATCGATGCCTGCGGGCGGCGGCGGCGGGATCGTGACGATGAAGTCGGTGGTCGCGGTGATCTGCGGCTCGAACGGCTCGAACGGCGGCGACGCGAAAATCGCGCGCGCCTGGTGCCACACGATCTCCTGCATCCCGGCCTGAAACATGTCCCAGCCGCCGACCAGCGTCGCGACGTACGGCTTGCCGTCGTCGTAGCCGGTGCGGTCGCACTGCATGATGATGCCGTCTTGGTTGCCGAAGAACATGTCGGCGCGCATGCGGATGAAGCAGAGCGCGTCCCAGCCGAGACAGCGACCGAACGCGCCGGTCGTGTTGTTCATCGCGAGGCAGTAGCGATTGCCCGGCGTGCCGCCCGGCAGCGTGATGAAGTTGCCGCCGTACTCGTCCCACTTCTTGAAGGTCCACGGCAGGTTGCGCTTCGCGGTCACCTCGTCGCGCCACATGCGCTTGATGGCGCGCGTGATCAGCGCAAGCTCGAGTTCGCCCGCGCCCTTGGTGATCGCCTGACTGATCGGAATGATGCCGTCGACCGTCATGATCAGCACGTCGCCGCCGACGTTGTCCCACGCGTTCATGCCAAGCGGCGGCGAGAGGTGATACTGGCCTTCCTGTCGCCAGTTGTTCGGGTCGGAGGGATCGCTGCCCGAGAAGATCAGCACCTCGCCCTCGGAGGTCATCGCGATCAGCTTGTCGTCGATGCCGTCACCGGCATCAATCGTCCAGTTCGCGAGGAAGACCAGATAGCCGCCGTGCGTCGCGTTGCCCGAGAGCGGGATTTCGATGAGCGCGCCGCTGATGCTGTCGATGCCGAGGTACCACAGGCTCATCGACTTGGTGCCGATGAAGAACAGCCGGTTGCGGTACTTGCAGACGTAGCTGAGGTTCTTGCCGTTCACGACCGGCGTGCCAATCGGCCCGGTGATATATCCGGCGCCGTCCGTAGCGCTCGCTGGCGTCCAGTAGGTCGGATGCGCGGTGCGGTCGGCCGCGAACGTGCCCGAGGCCGCGCTCGTGTGATCGACCGTGTTCTTCCAGTAGCTGTTGTCGGTCGCGTCCTTGGCGGTTGCGCCGACCACATAGTGATGACCGTTCACCCACGCGGTGATCGCGCTCGGATCGAGCACGACCCAGCTGGTGCCGTTGAAGCGCAGCGGCGCGTCGCCGCTCTCGTTCACGGCGATCAGCCAGTAGCCGCCCTGATTGGACAGCTGCGACGCCGCATAGTTGCCGCTCGTGCGACCGCTCGCGACGAGCACGGGCACGTCGTCCGTCACGTCGAACAGCTTGGTCTGCTGCGCGGCAAACATGCGCGCATCGCCGCCGCTGACGTACTCGAACGCCGAGACCACCGGCTGGCGCAGTGGCGACGGCACAGGCGGGACCGGCGTGTCGAGCGCGTGCAGGTCGCACCAGCGGATCGTGCCGCCGCGCAGCTTCACGCCCTTCATGGTTGGCATCCAGTTGTCGCTGATGATGCACGCGCCCGGTCCCATGAAGGCGTCGTTCTCGTGCTGGATGACCCCGCGCGTCGGTGCCGGGATCGTCGTCAGCTGCAGCTGCTGCGCGAACGACTGGTCGACCGGGACGCGGCGGAAGGCGATGCTGTTGCTCATGGCAGCGGCCCCGTCGTCGGCGCGTTCCACGGGTACGCGATGCGCGTGTCGAACGACGACGGCGCGCGACCGATCAGGATCGGCGACGGCGTGTCGGCGCCCATCAGCATCTGCAGCGCGTCACCGAACGTGCCCATGTCCTCCGCGTACGGGCTGCCCTTGTTCGCCTTCCACTGCCAGATCATGCCCAGCCGCAGGAGCCGCTCGTCGAGCCGGAACGCGTCGTTGTCGGCCACGAACCTGTCGCCGACGCCGCCGCTCGCGAGGTTGACGCAATTCTTGTCGAGGTAGGCGAAGCTCGCGGTGACGCCGGTCCCCAGCACCGGCCAGATCAGCAGCTGACCGCCCATCATCGTCCACTCGCCCCACGCGCTGAAGCGATTGAGCGCGCGACGCTGCATCCAGTCGTCGGTGTCGGGGATGAAGCGCATCGGGTGCAGCGCCGAGGTCGAGCGCCAGATGTTCGACGTCTTCAGCATGCGCTTGAAGTTCGCCGGAAGGGGCCACGCCAGGGTGACGCCGTCGCCGGTATAGACCTGCGTCAGCTTCAGCACGTTCCACTCGCGCGTGTCGTAGCAGATGCGCCCGGCCATCTCGGTGGCGAGCGCGGACATCTCCTGCATGGTGCGGTTCGAATTGATCGCGCCAAAGATGGTCGACGGCTGCTGCACGCCGATCACCTGACACGCGTCCTTCACCACCTGCAGGATCGTCATCACGCCGCCTTGTGGGGCCTCGCGTCCGCCGCCATCCGCATCAGCATCTTGCGGTTCAGGTTGCCCTGCGGCGCGTGCCCGGTTTGCGTCTTGATGAATTCGCGAAGCTGGTCCTCGGTCATGTCCTCGAATTCAGCCGCGCCGTTCTGTGCGGCCTTCTTCGCCGCCGCGATGTCGTCCTCGAGCACCTGATTGCGCGCACGCAGCGCTTCGACCTCGGCCGCCAGCTGCGTGTTCGGTGCGTTCGCGCGCGCGGTCGCGATGAATTCCATCGCGGCGTTCTTCATGTCGCGGCCACCGGTCCCGAGGTTCTTCAGTTCCTGACCGTCGACAGAAGCGAGCGCCTCGACCGTGTAGATGTTGAGCGCGCGAAGCTCGGCGCGGCGTGCCTCGGTGAGGAACGGCACATGGTCGAGCGGCGTGCCCGCCTTCGTCTGCGAGGAGTGCTCCTTGAATTGCCGGTACTGACGCGAGAAGCGCTCGGCATAGCTGATCGGCGTCTGCCCTCCGGTCTGCGGGTCGAGCGCCCAGTGCGAGAACGCCGACGCCGGGAACGGCTGCCAGTCGCGCCTGCCGGGGAAACGAATTTCGACGACCTCCATGTCGTCGTAGATCGGGCGCCCTTCCTTCGCGGTCTTCGCGTGGTTCAGTACCGCCGAGTTGCGAAACAGCGCGAGCAGCGAAGCATCAGGGTCTCTCGGGTCGACTTGCGGGGTCATCATGTTCTCCGTTGATGGTGGGCCTGCCCGCTCTGTGGGAACGGGCAGGTCCGATCCCGACCTCGCGCGGCCGGGTCACGGCTGCGTGCTACGCGGCCGGGTTCGAGTCGTAGAAGCGCCAGTTGAACAGCGGGTTGGTCATCGTCAGTTCGCCCATCCAGCCGATGAACTGCGCGATGGCGTCCTTATCGATGGGCATCATGCCTTCGCCCTCGAAAATCTTGTCGAAGTTGCGGTTCGGGTGGTGGCGAATGCGGAAGCAGTCGGTGTCGAGACCGAACGTCGTATTCGCAGGCATGTTCGAACCGATGCCGCCGTCGAGCACGATCTCGGCGCGCTTGCCGCCGCCGATGTACTCGACCGCCGAGAAGCCCAGCTTGCCCAGCTGCGTCTCGTTGGTCTGGCGCTGGATCGCGACGGTGGCTGCGTCGTAGGCCGCGTAGTGCTCGGGCGACATCATGAGCAGGTCGGCGTACTGACGCCCGCGCGACTGCTTGGTCATGATGTAGTTGAGGAACGGCCGGATCGTCGTCGCCGTGACCTGCGTGCCGATGGGCGCCGAGGCCGACTGCGCGTCGAACGTCTGCGTGCGCCAGATCGTGGCGGTGCCACGGTCGATGCCGCCATAGACGCCCGAGGTGTTGACGATGGGCACCGCCGTCGCGAGGCCGGTCAGCTGCTTGCCGCCGTTCGCGGTGCCGTCCGAGTAGATCGCGAGGTCCATCGCGTCCTCGAGCGCGCGCTCGGCCGCGTCGATGTAGGCGTCGTAGACGTCCATCAGCTGCGCCTCGCCCTCGTTGTTCAGGATTTCCTGCATCGACAGGATCACCGGCACGACCACCATCTTCGGATCGAAGTAGGCGTCGTTGAACAGATCGATGGCCGGGTTGAGCAGCTGGTCGTAGCCCGAGTACCACTGGGCGTTCTGCTTGCTGATCTGGAGCGTCTGGCGAATGCGCGGACCCGAGTAGGTCTGCCACAGCCCCTTGCGCCGGATCACCGCGAGCAGCGCGTTGTTGTTCGAGACGAGGTCTTCGTACGACGAAGACCGATCCTCCAGCGCCATCGAGAGGATTTGCTGGTAGGCAGCATTGGTGTTGATGTTCGGCATAATGCCGCTCCACAAAAATCGGGTTCAGATGCGACAGCGCGCACGCGCGCAGGGTCGCGGTGAGTACGGGTCTGAGCCGTGGTGGAGTGCGGGTCTGAGCCGCTGTGGTCTTTAGAGCGAACCGCTCACGCGTTTGATCGCGTTCGCGATGGCGTCACGTCGTCCGACCTGCTTGCCCTTGCCGCGCTGGGCCGCCCCGTTCATGGAGCCAGCCTCGGGCGCGCCGTGGATCGAGCGGTCTGCTGTGCGGGTCTGAGCCGCTGTGCCGTTGCCGTTACCGTTGCGGGTCTGAGCCGCGCGTGTCGCGGGCCGAAGCAGTTCGGCGCGCTTGTAGGCGGTTTCGAGATCGAACCCCAGCTTCACTTCGCGTTCGATGTCTTCCGCCAGTTCGTCGAACCTCGGGTGAGCGTCGGCAAATTGATCGAGCGCTGACCGGGTGTGCGAGAACTGCTGGTTATACTGCATCTGCTGAAAACCGTTGGCAAGCGTGCTCACCATCTGGTGCAGCTGCCCGATCTGCTGGCTCTGCGCCGTCTGCGCGTTCTGGTGCTGCATCAGCCGATGCTGCTCGGGCGTGCGGCTGAGAACGTGGTGAGCGATGTCGGCCAGCGTGATCTTGCGGCCGTCAGGCGTCTGCAGATTGAGATTGCTGACGATGATGTCGAGGCCGCCGACAGGATCGGCGCGCAGCTTCTGCTCCATCGTGACGTAGTTCGAGAGCGCGCGCTGCAGCGTCGTGCCGTGCTGCCGCGCCATCTCGTCGAACGGCCGGATCGTGTTCATCGTCTCGTAGTCGCGCTTGTAGTGCCGGTACGCGCCCTCGAATTCCTGCTGCATGCGGTAGACGTCGCCGCGCACGCTCTCGGGCGTCGCGCCCCACTCGGCCTTCGCGTGGTCGGTCATGCGCTTGGGCGGCTCGCGGTAGCGCGCGGTCTCGGGCAGCTGCGCGCCGAGGCGCTGCTGCTGCGCGCCGGGCTGCTGCGCACCGGGCTGCTGCCGCGCCTGTGGACCGGCTCCCACGGTCCTGCCGGTATCAGCCCCAGCTGGCGTCTCGCGCCGCGCGAAGTGACCGTGCTCGCCGCGCTCGCGCTGCGGCTGATCGGCCGGACGCTTCTTGAGATTGATCTTCTCGTCGGGCGTGTCCTCGGGCGGATTGTTGTGGCCCTTGCGCGCCTCGGCGGCCTTCGGCGGGTTCTCTTTCCGCGCCTTCTCGAACGCGGCCTGGATCGCCTCGCGGCGGCTCTGCGGCCGGTGCTCGCTGCCCTTGATGTCGCCGACCGGCTTGTCGGGTGCCTGCGAGCCGACCGGCTGCGGTGCGGTCGTCTGGTTCGGATTGATCACCACCTCGTTCGCGGCGGGCGCAGCTGGTGCGGCCGGTGCCGGTGCGGGTGCAACGTTCACGTCTGACATCGTCAACTCCTCTGCGGGCGCTCTCCTGCCCGGTAGCGCGCAATGGCGCGCTGCATCGCCTCGCGGCGTTTCGCCTTCACCTGTGGCGCGGTGCTCGCGCGCGTCTTCGGCTTCGGCTTCTCATTCCCAACTTCGGTCAATCCCAGCGCGCGACCGATAGCGCGAAACGCGGCCTTGCTCGTGTAGAACCGACCGTCGACCTGCTCGGTCGGCGGCATCTCGTCCGAGATCACGCTCGGCATCGGCAGCGATGAACGGGCTGGTGCAGCAGTGCTGCACCTTTTCACCCGAAATCGTCCCGGCTCGATCTCGACCAGTTCGACCATCGCGCTACTTGCGCCTGCGCGCGTCCTTGCGCAGGGCCGCGATCACCTCGTCCTTGTTGTGAGCGTGGCTGATGTCGACGCCGCGCTCCTTGGCGAGATCGTCCAACTCCGCACGCGTCATCTTGTCCAAGTCGGGCAGCGGCTCGCTCGACGTTTCATGTGAAACATCGGGCTTGTTGGTGACGCCGTGTGACGCCTCCGCGGGATCTTTATTCGTCGCCTCATTCGTGGGAGGCGGGAATGGCGTCGATCCCGGCGGCTCGTTGATGCTCGGCATGTCGCCGGGGCGCGGCTCGTTCGGATCGCCCGGCAGCGTCTTGTCGTCGGGCTTCGCGGCGAGGCCGTGCGTCTTGGGGTCGTGCGGTGTCGGTGCGTCGTGCTTGGTGCTCATCGTCTCGCGTCCTTGGTTGCGGGGCCGAACGTGAAGTCGAGCGCGTTCGACATGAGGTCGCCGTTCTTCACCGCGCACTGCACGACGACCGGCGATTGCCAGAGCGAAGGCTTGACGCCGGTCGAGACCGTGCGCGTGTCAGCGTGGAACGTCGTCGGCTCGTCGTGACCGGCGAAGTGGATCACGCTGCCGGGGTAGAGACCCTTGCCGTGAACGAACAGCGTGAAGTCGGGATCGCCGACAGCGCAGCTGCTCGGGTCGAGGGCCTCAAGCACGGGCGCCGCCGATGCCGGTGGCAGATCGTCGCCGGTCGGCGGCTCGTTGATGCTCAACGGCGTGAGCATCGTGGTGCGGCCGGGGCCGTCCGGTTCGTTGATGCTCTTGATGCTCATCAGGTGAACGTCCAGTTGGTCGGCGCGGTGGTGATCGCGCCGCCCGTCACGACGGTGACCGGCAGCGTGCCAGCCGCCGCCTTCTTCGGCGCCGCCGCGACGGTCAGCTTGGTCGCGGAGACGAACACCGTCGCCTGCGCGACGCCGTTCACGTAGACGACCGACTGCGGCGTGAAGTGCGTGCCGTCGACTTCCAGCGCGACGGTGCCAGCACCCGACGCGGTCGAGGCGGGCACCAGCCCGGTGATCGCGGGCGGCGTCGAGGGCGAGAGGCTCGACGCGTGATCGGCGTTCGGCGTCGCCGTGAAGTTGCCGAGGTCCGACACGGTCTGCGTCTGACCGAACGGGCTGGGGTTGGTGCTGGTCGCCGTGACCACCACCTCGGTGCCCGCGCCTTCGTACGGCGCACCGCCAGCGCTCGGCGCCGCGAAGGCGGTCAACACACCGGCCGCGCCGTCGTCAATCGGGTTGAGGCCTGCGGTCGTCGGCGGGCGCATGCCGATCTGGCCGGTGAAGTTCGTCGGTGGCGTCGGGCCATCCGGCGTCACAGTCGTCGCGCTCTGTGCCATCGTCGTCTCCTCGGTTACTTCCAGCCGAAATTGTCGAGCAGGTATTTGTCGAGCGCAGCCGCGCCGCCCATCTTGGCGGCGTTCTCTTGGTACTTCGATGTCGCGTCGACCCACTTGGGCGTCGCGAGTTGTCCGTACGGATGGTCGGCCGGTCCCAGCTGCATCGGCCGCAGCCACCGATCCGGCGCGGTCGGGTGCCTGCTGTTGAAATACTGCGCGAGGTCGGAAAACATCACCTCGCGCGGCAGCATCTGACCGAGGCCGAAGCTGCCCTCGCCCTCAAGATGCACCGGGTAGTCGCGATGCGTGCTCGGGCTGGTCTTGCCGGTGAGCGTCGTCATCGAGAGACCCGACGAATTCGTCGGCGCGTTCAACAGCGCCGGGTCGGTCGCCGCATAGCGCACCGCGACGACGTCGGGCACGCCCTCGATCTTGCCGCGTTGCTTCTCGACCGCATTGATGAAGCCCTTGCGATACTGATCGGGCGACGCCGCGAGGTGCTGCTCGAGGTTCGGGGAGCCGACGCCGGGAAACTTGCCGACCTCGCCACGGATCGCCTCGTTGAGGTCGCTGCGCGCGGCGCGCGTCATCGGCGCCTCGGGCATCATGCGCGCGAGCGGCGACCACGTATGGCTGGAGAAGTCGGCCGACTGCGGCCCCATCTTCAGGTACGAGCCGACGACGTCGGTGCCGAACATGTCCTGTAGGCGTTGCACGCGCCTGCTTGCGGTCGTCGCGGCCGTGTCGGCGTTGGCGAAGCCTTGCAGGTCGTCGATGTAACTGCGCCCGCCCTGCGTCTGGAACGGCTTGCTCAGCGGGACGTCGTCGATGCTGTTGATGATCGTGCCGCGCCGCGTCGGATCGCCCGGCAGCGGCATCAGGAATTTCCCCTCCAGCGTCGCGGGGTCGATCACGGTCGCGGGCGTCGGCGCTTCGCCGCTCAACTCCACCGGGATCGAGTCCAGCGGCCGGTCGAGTTTGCGGTTGGCGATGCGATGCCACATCTGCGGGTCGCCCGGCTTGTTGAAGTCGAACACGCTCGACGCTTGCCGGATCGCGCTCGGCGGCGTCGGCTGCAGGAGCCTGCCACCAGCTGCACCCGCCGCGTTGCGCAACGCGAACGGCGCGCCGCTGCCGATGGTGCTGAGCGCGGTGCCTGTCGCCCACGGGATCATGCTCTCGGTGTCGCTCGGCTCCTCGCCTTGCATCAGGCGGTCGGGATAGGTCAGCCCGTTCCACGTCATGTGCGCGAGGTTGTCGAAGCCGTGACCCCAGTTGATGCTCGGCATGTCGGCGCGACGCTCGGCGGTCGGGTACGCCATGCCGGTGCCGGGATCGTAGTTGTCCTGCGCCGCGAGCACGCCCATGCCATCGGTGTCGGCCATCACACGCCTCGCATCGGTCGTGTGGCGCGGAATTGCTCGGCGGCGCGGCGGTCGGCCTGGCGCTGCTGGAATTCCTGCTGCTTGTTGAACGCGGCCTGCTGCGACATCTCGGCCTTCTCGCGCGTGGCCTGCATGTCGGCGCCGATCTCGGCCATGTTGGCCTGATGCTCCTCGCGCGACTGCTGCATCTTCATGCCGGTCTGCGCCATCTTGGCCTGCTCGCCCTGACCGTGCTGCTGCAGCTTCGCCATCTCGATCTGCTGCTTGCTCGTGACCTCGATCTGGAAGTGCTTGTCCTTCTGCTGAAGCTCGGCCGCCTTGAGCGCGGCGTCGGCCTTGTCCTTGTCGCGCTCGCGCTGGTCCTTCATCTGCTCGATCTGGATCGCGATCTTGCCCTGCGCGGTCGTCGGGTCGTCGGGCTGGCCCTGACCGACCTTCGCGGTCATCACGTCGACGAGGTCGTCGATTGAGGCCTCAAGGCTGCGCCCGGTGCGGTACGGCGCGGTCGCGAACTTGAGCACCTCGCCGCAGAACGGCGCGGTGGCGGGGTCCAGCTGGATCATCTGGGCGAGTTGCGGCAGCAGCTGCGCGAGCACGCCGACGAATTCGGAGCGGCGCTGCTTCTCGGCGTCCTCGTCGATCTGGATCGTCGAGTCGGTCTCGATGTCGAGCACGAACGAGCGCGTGCGATTGTCGCGCAAAAACTTGACCACCTGATCGATGGTCGGCTTCTCCATGATCTTCTTGATCGCGTCCTGACCGGACTGTTGCGCCTGTTGCGCCTGCTGCGAGAGTTCGGAGACCTGCTGCGGGTTCTGCTGCTGCGCCTGCTGGAATTGCGGCGACTGCGTCGCGATCTGCAGCATCTGCTGCTGGTTGTTCAGCTGGTTGGTGATCTGCTCGATCTGCTTCTTCTGCATGTCGCGCGTCGGAAGCACCGACTGGCTCATCTCGATCATCGTCACCGTGTCGAACTTGTCGGTGATGATCTCGGCCGCGATCTGCACGAGGTCGCGCGCGACGCGGACAAGCTCGTCCTGCTTGTCGCTGATGCGGCTCGACCCGTACTGCGTCTTCAGCTGCTGCGCGCCCAGCGTCTCCATCGGGTCGGTCGCGCCGCGCATGATGTCGGACATCCCCATGATCTGGTAGATGTCCTGAATGACCTGCTGGCGCAGCGTGACGCACTGCGAGATCGTCTCGGCGATCATGTCGATGGGCAGCCAGATGATCACTTCCTTGCTGCCGCCGAACGCCGCCCAGTTCGAGATCGGCACCAGCATGCGGCCTGCGGTCTTGGTCTTCACCGCCGCCTGCACCGCGTCCGAAAGCTCGGCGCCACCTGCCGGGTAGAAGCCCTTGGCCTCGAGCGCATCCGAGAGCGCGTGGATGCGGCCGGTCAGCAGGTTGATCTCGTCGAGTTGATCCTTGTACTGCATCACGTCGGGCACCGGCACGAGCGAGTTGCGCTGCACGGTGCCGTAGGCGGGACGCGGGCACGGGAAGAAGTTCGACAGGTCGAGGTGCGGCTCGTCCTCGTCGAGGATGACCTCGACGCCCTTCGCGACCCACACGACGCGCCGCTCGGTCGCGTGCCAGATTTCCCAGAACTTGGCGCGCTCGCGATTGTCGGTGCCGCCGACCTCCTTGGTGTCGCGGTCGACGCGATACTCGGCCTGCTGATAGGCGTCGCCCGAGTGCTCCTCGAAACGGTCGTGCGCCTCGCTGCGCGTGAGGTAGCTCGCGGCGGCGACCCACGTCACCTCGGTCCAGTTGCGGCTGAGCGAGTGCAGGAAGTCGTGGCGGCCCTTGTAGTCGATGGCGACGCGCTCGCAGTTGTAATAGCTGCTGTTCTCCTTCGCGCTCTCATAGCGGCACCAGGGCACGCCGCGTCCGATCAGCGCGAGGTCGTCGCGGATCAGCAGCATCAGGCTGTCGATGTCGGCGATGTCGAACGCGACGCTGCAGCAGCGCTCCAGCATGTCGGAGGCGGCGTCGTAGACCGGACGGCGGTCGCGAAATTTCGGCACCACCACCGGGATCGGCGCGGAGGCGTAGATCGCGGGCTTGATCACCTCGCAATTCGCCCAGAACATCTGGAATTCTTTGTCGCGCGCGACGTTGCCGAGACGCTCCAGATTTGCGTATAGCTTCTCGATCTTGTCGCACGCGTCGTTCCAGCGCTCGAACGCCTTCTCGCTCTCCTCCAGCAGGTTGAGCCACGCCTTCGCCTTGCCG